TTTTCTGCTTACAGGTATACCAAGACTTTCAGCCATTTTAGCTTTAGCTTTTTCTTTTACCTTTTCCGCTGGCGAAGCGGCAACAGCGGCAAAACCGGCCACAACATTTTCAAAAATATCTCTTGGTATAGAAGCAAATTCGTCAGCAATAATATCATTAGCGCGCTGACCTCTAATTTTACTACCATCACCAAGAGGAAGACATGTTATTGTACTCTGCCCCAAGTGCATGACACATCTATCTATATCTCGCCTTGGGCCGCTATTACTGGGGCACAAATCTCTAAGTATTGGGGCATTTTTCCATATTGTATCCATATACTCAAAAAGAACTTTAGATTGACGGAAGGCAGCACCAACAACAATTATTTTTCTTCTAGGCATAAATAAACCACGAAGCAATGGGTAGACAGAAAGAATAAAAGACTTACCCATACCGCGAGAACCAATAAGCATCGGAAATTTACGATTCCACATCTCATAAAGCAAAAGAGACTGAAACGGCAAAAGCTCAATATTTAATATATATTTGCAAGCGAAGGAAAAATACTCTGGGCGCATCATAAGCCAAGCTATTCTTTCTAGAAGCTTTTCATTATCTGAATCCTGCATTACAAAATCCATAGGATTAAATAATTCAGAATCATTTACATTTATATTTAGCCAAGCATCTTCTATTTGTCTAGAATAATCTTTAGAAGGTAAGATACCCTTTTTAACATTTAAATTCATTTATGAATACCATCCGTAAAACCGTAATGAATAGCTTCGTCTGAAGTCATATACCAGTCTCCATATGCCATTTTTCTTTTTAAGAAAGCTTTTACTTTTGATAGAGTGAATTCTCTTTCTTTAAAGTAAGCCCCTGTCTTTTCGCACTTTTCTGAATAAATATTAACCATGATTGTGCCCAGGTGTTTTTCAAATGAAGCCAAGTTTTGAGACGCTAGATAGTGGCCGCTAATTTCGCTATTGCCCCAGTGAACCATAAATACGGCATTTGGCGTTAATAGCCTTTTGTTTGCCGCCTGCATTATTATGGTGCCCATAGAACAAACCTGAGAATAGCCAATAACCGTAGTTCTACATTTACAATTTTTAATAGCGTCATAAATACCCATACCAGAATACCAACAGCCGCCAATAGTCTGTAAGTGAATAGTTATGGGTTCTTTATTTTGGTTCTTGAGGAAGTTGATGTTTTTTATAAAATTCTGAAGCATTCTATAGTCTACACCCGCGCTCTCTCCAGAATCATCAAATTCGTTTATGTAAATTTCCCTATTTTTTACGTCTATTCCATAATTGTGAATTTCGCCAATGGCGTCTCTATGTGTTGACATTTTAACCCTTATTGAAAAGCTCGTTAAGTCTCTTAAAAATACTATTACATATCAAAAAGGCATTGTACTTATTATCGCAAAATACTACATTTATATCATATCTAATAGATATTTCCATTAGGGCTTTTATTAAATATCTACCACTAATTTTTGTTTGTTCAACTATATCAAATCTTTTACCTTTGGGTTTGGCTATTTCTCCCTTTTTATAAAGTTCATAATTTTGTTTGTCTTCTTCGCTTAATAAATTTTCAGGATATCCTATTATATCTGAAGCAGAAAATTCAAGCAAGATATAACGAAATTTAAAATCCGTCATTCTTTCCATTTCATTATAAAATGTTTGTTTCTTTTTACCCAAATTAATAGCTATCTCAGAAACAGAAGCTTTGCGCTCTATGCAAATAATATCTTCATAATCTTTTAATGTATAGTCTCCAGTATGAAGAGTTACTACTTCCATGCCTTCACATCTATCATATTTAGTAAAGAACCAGCCGTCTTGCTCTCTGGTATCTTTTATGACTGTATAATTTGGTATATTTTTTGACATATGTTATTTTTTTATATAATGTAAATGACCATCCTTATAAGATAGGCCGTCTTGCAGCTTTTCTTTTCTGAGAAGTCTGTAAGTTTTGTTGTAAACATGTGTATGGACTTCTAAGCATAAAGTTTGACCGCTATCAAGTTCTTTGATTTTTTCCAATATTCCTTCCGGCGTAGGAGTCGGTTCTGGAACAAGATGATCTACATTTGGAAAATCTTCTTCTGGCCCAACAGAAGGCTCAGAATTTACGTTAAGGTCATTGAAATTGAATTCAAACTCAGGCATTTTTATTTCTCCTTATTTTTTCTGTAAAATATGAAACATAGTGTGATTCTTTTCCGGTTATGTCGGTGTGACAATTTTTACAAAGACATATACCATTATCAACGTCGTACCTCAGTGAAGAGGCCGAACTCCATTTTATTATATGATGAACATTTAACCAAACATTCTTACCTTTCCTATTGCACATCTGGCATGTAAATTTATCTCTTTTGAGAACAGCATTGCGAAACTGTTTGTAAACTGGGTCGCCGTAATCTCGCCTTCTGGACATCGTTATATACCATCCTTTGTGCTAATTCTTTAAAACTTACCTTGGGTGCCCATCCGAGATTAAGCATTGCTTTTTGCGGATCGCCCAATAAATAGTCAACCTCTGATGGTCTGTAAAACTCAGGGTCTACCACCACAAAGTCTTCCCAATCACTAATACCAACCGCATCAAAAGCCGCATCAAGAAATTCTCTGACACTATGAGTTTCGCCCATAGCAACAACATAGTCGTCTGGCTTGTCTTGCTGCAACATAAGCCACATCGCATTAACGTAATCTTCTGCGTGACCCCAATCTCTCTTAGCATCTAGATTACCCAATCTTAATTTTGGAAAAAATTCTTGATGACCAGAAACATGTATCGTATCTCCATCACTAGCTGTTGTCATATCACTACCAACACACATATAAGTCAACCAATTAGAAAATCGACCAATCCACTTAGTGATTTTTCTAGTGACAAACTTTTCACCACGTCTTTCGCTTTCATGATTAAATAATATACCACAACTGCCATGAATACCATAGCTATCACGATAATTTCTTACAAGATGATGCGCGGCAAGTTTTGCTATGGCATATGGTGATTGAGGCACAAAAGGGGTATTTTCATCTTGATATTTACTATATTGATCAGAAATAAAGCCTTTCTTAGTTTTTGTAGAAAAGTTTTTACCAAACATTTCACTGCTACTTGCTTGATAAAATTTTATGTGATCTTTTCTGGGCGAAAACCTTAAAGCCTCTAATATATTTAAAACGCCGCCAGCCGTTACGTCCCAAGTATAATTTGGTTGATTGAAAGAAGTGCCGACGTGCGACTGTGCGGCTAAGTTGTATATTTCTGTGGGTTTTTCTAAATTAATAATAGTATTAACACTAAAGGGATCAGTTATATCGCCCTCTATTAAATTAATTTTTTGCAAGATGTGATTAATATTTTGTGTGTTGGGTGTACTGCTGCGTCTGGTTACACCAACGACTTTGTATCCTTTATCGAGCAGAAGTTCTGCGAGATAGCTTCCGTCCTGTCCGGTTATTCCAAATATGATAGCCTTTTTATACATCCGAATTTTCCTCTTTTGTTAATAGTGTTTCCGGTGTCAGAAATGGCTGATCAACGCGCCCATCTTCATAAGTAAAATACTCTGAAAGCCGTTCTTTCTCTTTTTCAGTTGCCAAGCGCATTTTTTCCATCTCTATTCCTATGTTGGTTCTAAAGTTTTCATTGGTGGCTATTTCTTTCACCAATGACGCAAATGTTTGTTTTGAGTCTTCAATAGCCTTGATTCGCTGCTCGCGCGTGCCCTTGAGGTCTTTTAACATCGTTGCTTTTCGAGCCTGGAGGTCTTTATAATCTTTTGATAATGTTTCCTGCGAAGCGCGTAGCACGGCAATCTGCCGCTCCAAATTGATTATATAGTCTACGTCGCGCTGATCCTTGTCGCGACTTTTCTCATTCTGTACAAGCCGCTCGTTTAAAATAATTTCTTCTTGATTTTCGTGCTGAGACCTTAGAATCCTGTTCATCAATATTTCTAATTTGATTGTATCTATTATTTGCATTTCTTCAGTGTGGAACACGTCGTCCTTGAATTGGCTCCACATTTTTTTGAAATGAAATTGAAACATCTCAAGCTCTTCAGGAGAAAACTGTTTTGATAACTCTTTATAATATGGTTTTGTTTTTAATTCATTGGCAACAGCCGCCTCTTTCTTTTGGGAAGAAGAGAATCCGACCCTCTTGGCAATCCAGTCACGAACAGACTCAGGGTCTCTTTGGAGGGTTTCTGCTATTGCTTCTGGAGAAAGAACCTCGCAGTTTTGCTCGATAAATTGCATCTCTTCGTTAGAAAACCGGCCCTTCTTCATTATTTTTTTCTCCATCTATTATTTCCTGTATTTTTCTTATGACTTTGTTTTTGCGCGCTTTTGTTATTTTGCCCTTGTTTTTCATTTTAAGATAATCCGAGCGCATATTTGCAGGAAGACGTTCATCAATGATGGCAATGAACTCGGCCAGTTCCGCTTCGTCGCTGATGGTGTCGCCCGTGGCGATATAGTACAATTCACTAATATCAATGGGTTCGAGGATGTTTTTCTTTGTTTCTTGTATTTTTTGGGCGGCCCCCACTTCGTAGCGGTAATAATTGTCGCGCTTGAAATTTTTGAGCCGGTTGCTTAGGTGGATATATAAAAAATTCTCAAGGGAGCGTGTGCCGTCATAATCTTTAAGCCCATAATAAGCAATCAAAAAGCCCTGCTGGGATATATCTTCGGCGTCTACAATTGAAAATGTGTATAAGTGGGCAATTTTATTTATTACATTGTGGTATGCCTCAAGAAATCTTTCTTCCGTTATACCTTCAGGAAGTTCCATCTTCACCTTCTTCTTCTAAAAGTGAGGCTATGGACTTATCTTCCTGCTCCAAGTCTGCTTTAACAGATTCATCAAGCTCGGCGGTTGATTTTATTTGGAGGTCTATTTCTATGTTTATTTGTTTTTCGGGCATGGGTTTAGTCTCCTTTTTGTTAATTTCTATATTATATACACACACTTTTAAAATTACCCATATTTTTGTGTTATTTTTGCAGAGTGAAAGGTATAATGATGTGCGTAAAGAGTATTTAGACTGAGAAACGATTTTGTAACGCAGTCACGTAAAAAAGTCAATTTGGGCCAATTTATGGAGCGAAGCGACAGTCCTGTTCGTGGCGTATGGACGTGATTATTTGTCCAAGACAAAAATTACAGACAAAATAATTTTTCATGATGGTTAGGGGTTGGACGCAGGCATTACCCGTGCCTGACACATTTGGCAGTTGATTGGTTTCAGTAATGAAATGCGTCGAGCAAAAATTTTATCGAACGTAGTGAGTTGACGGCTCTCACCCAAAAACATCCCAACAAGACAACTGGTTAGTGGCCCACTAATAAATGCTTTATATCCCCAAGCGTAGTGCTTGTTGGAGGGATAAAAGCCGGGGGTACGTAGATAGGTAAAATAATGAAATATAAATTAAATGAATTAAGGTCGCCCTGTGTGGGGCATTGTGGGCTAAACAATGAGAATGTTTGTGTGGGTTGTGGGCGAACCACAAAAGATATAAGGAATTGGATTGGTGCCAGCGATGAAGAGAAAAAACAAATTATTTCAGAAAGTCGTGAAAGGTTGCGCGTGCAAAAATTGCGGGACGACAATTTATATAATGATTAGCAAGAAAAAGTTCAAATGTATCATGTGTAGGAGTACTCATGTCGAAAACAAAAACTAAAATATGTAAGATATGTGGGGGGCGCAAGGGGCTGGGGGCATTTAGTGGTCATAAAATGTACAAGGACCGCCTTGATTCGCGTTGTAAGGAGTGTGTGAGGGCGCAGGCGAAGATCAGGCGGGATTTGAAGAAGGTGGCTCCTGAGAAGCCTGAGAGGTGCGAATGTTGTGGTAAGGAGTCACACAAAAGTTTGGTGTTGGATCATTGTCATGAAACGAATCAGTTTAGGGGCTGGATTTGTGAGGCTTGTAATACTGGGATTGGTAAATTGGGCGATGACTTTACTGGGGTGTGGTTAGCGGCTATGTATCTATCGAGGTTCAATCAGGAAGTATTGGATAAGACATTATAAATATTTTTTGTTTGGTTGTGTTTGAACCACCCCCGCTATTACGGGGGAATCGACACCCTTATTTTTTGAACAAATAATTGCCACTTTTTGTAAATACCCCTTGACAAATCTGCCGATATATGTATAATAGAGGACATACAAGAGACAACAACAACTAAGGAAAACAAAATGATCTTCACCAACGAAAACGAACTATTCAACGCAGTTGACAATGACGTAAACGTAATCGGTGCAAACTACACCGGCGAAGTAGAAAACGGCGTGGTACTCGACGAAGAAGGTTGGGGATTCACAGTAGAAAGCGGAATCATCACCGGATACGCTCAAAAATAATTCGAGAATTATTCAAGATACCCCTTGACAAACGCCGATACTTATGCTATACTGGTAGTATAACAAACAACACAACACTAAGGATTAAAAACATGCGTAACCTAACTTTCACCGTTCAACTCATCGACACCAACAACATGACCCGCCAACGACACCTAACCAACCTATCCCTCTCTCAGGTGGGTCGCATCGACTCCATGCTTCCGGGCGGGTGGATTTGTATCCGCATCATTGAAACTACAAAATAGTTTCAAAATTGTTAAAGATACCCCTTGACAAACGCCGATATATAGTATATACTTAAAGCATAACAAACACAACACTTTTTAGGAATTACAAAATGAGTAACAACGAAATCTACAAAATCGCCCTATCACAAGGTATCAGCGAGTTCCGTGCCAATGTCATCCGCATGGCCGATTCTTTAGAGATCGGTGTATCCGGTGTGACTTGCCGGTTCAACGATCCTGACGAATGCGACGTATTCGTTCCGGTTGTCCTGCCGATCATTGTCGTTGAAGTCTAAATATTTTTTACACACCACACTATAGAGGTATTGACATGGAAGAATTTGTAATTTGCCACTGTTGCGGAACCGTATCGTTTGACGGTTGGGACAACGACTACTGTGCGCCAACGTGCGACGACTGCGCCGATGAGGACTGGCGGGATGAGTACGACGGGCAACCGGACGAGGCGCAAGAGTGGTACGACTTTGATCCTGACTGTTGACGTAAACCCTTACCCTGCAACGACTTAGGTGCGGCGGGGCAGCCCCGCGAAACGTAAACCCTTACTACATAAGGACTTACGACACAAGAAATTATTTCCTAAAAAAAGTAGATTTAG